TCAATCGGTTTCGGCATGGTCAGTCCTTCTTTCCGGCCTTCAACACGGCCTGCCGATACCAACGAATAGCCGTGTCGCAATCCAGTCCCAGGTCAGTTGCCTCCGCGCCCACGCGCAGGGCTAGGGCAACGTCGTACAGGGCCGCGAGTAAGGCCGCGTGTTCCTTGGCAAGCTGGGTGTTGGCATCATTGTTAGTAAGCATAGTCAATCCTTTTATAGATTCTTGGCGGCGACATCCGCATATCGCAGCATTGCCTTCGCTAATTTGCGGGCCTCATCCGGCGTTAATGGTGCGCGCATGCTTTTGCCCCCGCAGGCAATCTCAATGACAACCCAGTCATTGAGATACCTACTCTCTCCGACCTCTACAGAAGCAAACCATGTATGCGGAGTTCCGTGTACACATGTTTTCATCGTTATTCTCCTTCTCCCTTCGGGATATCACCAATCTTCTTGCAAAGGCTGGCGACGAGCTTGTTCAGCCGGTCGATCTCTGTCTTTGCCTTGGCCAACTGGCGGAGCTTGCACGTTACCCCGTCAACCTCGTGCGCCGTCGCAGTGAAACACCCGCCGGGGCAGGCCAGACTCAGCATCTGCTCCCCACACAGCGGGCATTTGTCCTCTGGATTAGTCATCGTCTTGCTCCTTCTCCACTTATTACCGCCCTGCTGGCTTTTACAATTTCAGAGAAAACCCTCTGAAAATCTGGATGGATGCATACCGTGAACGGAGCTATATTGCCTGGCAATGGTGCGGCAAGTCGCGCCAACTCTATTACCATCTTCACCACTGTCTTCGCTGCGACGAGTTGCCGCCGGTAACACTCTTTACTGAACCCGACATACGCGCTCTTGTTGGTGCATGGTATGCCACAAAATGGCCACTCGTTGCGGCAGTCTACTGTCCCACACTCGTAATAATGCGTAACGCACGTGGTGCCTCGAACATGTTCCAACTCCTTCAGCGGTGCTCCGCAGCCTGGGCATTTGTCCTCTGAATCAGCCATTGCTCATTCTCCCTTCATCCGCTTGCGCAGGGCAGCACGATATGTTTCAATCGCACTGCAAGATGTGGGGCGGCATACATGTTCTGTTGCTATGTAACACGCCAACTCGTCCTCCTCCACCGCCGCCTCCAGCCGCCGGAGCCGGTCGTAGTCGGCGAGCAGGGGTTGGCCGGGATTGCGGCTATTGCGCACACACTGGATAGCGTAGACATCCTTACGACGAACTGGCCCGCCCTTCTCAAACTCCCCGGAATCTGTCGCATTCACCGGCGGGTTGGCAAATATCAACGCTAGCGGCGCGGTGACTTCCATCCATGCCGCACACGTTGCCCGCGCCTCGGCAAGCTTGCGGGTCAGCTGGTCGATCTCGTCGATAAGCTCTTGGTGCCTTGGACCCCACAATTCCTTACGCAATTGTACCAGCCTTTCTGGTGGTATCGCCATCTCATTCTCCCTTCATGGTCGTGAGCAGGACGGCGCATATGGCATCCTGGCAATCAGTGGTGTCCTCACAGTCAGTACACGGACATTGCCACACAAACTCTCTATTTACCACCGCCGCCTCCAGCCGCCGGAGCCGGTCGTAGTCGGCGAGCAGGGGTTGGCCGGGGGAGGGGTTGGCGAGAATAACGCCGGCGTTGAATCGCAACCCGCCCAGCACCGTTTCCGGGCATCGAGTTAATTGATCTGGCGGAATTCGGTCGTCGGCGTAGTACTCGATGAACTGCCGCATCACTGCGCACGCCGCTCGCGCCTCGTCCCGCTCGCGGGTCAGCTTGTCGATCTCCACCTGTGTCTCCCTGTACTTCGCCGCAAAGTTCTGGTTCTCGTCTTGCTCACTCATCGTCTTGCTCCTTCTCCGCCGCTTCGGCAGCCTCGCGGGTCAAATACAACATCCTGTCGCCGCCTAGATTCGGCTTGCCCGCGTAGCCTGCCTGACAGTCTGTTTCGTGCGGAGCGTTGCAGGACATCAGGTCATCAGTAGTACACCCGCACTCACGATCTCGGTTGCATAGACCGTCGTAGTTATGCTCCTTCAGCCAGTCCTCGACGATCTTGCGGACGCAAGGGTTCGCGGGCGCAGGCTCCGCCGCAGATTTGGCCCTTGCGCGGCGATACGCTATCATCACTTCGCGCAGCTTCTTGTGGAGCAAGCACTCTTGCGCTAGCGGTCTGGAGTTCCATGCGGTCAACACTGCCTGCGCCCAGTGGACGACTTCCCCCATGTCGGCGATACACTTGAACAACTTACCGGCCGCGGAGAACGATATGCCGGTTATGCCATTGGCAGCCAGTTCCGCCTCGACCTGTTCAATGGGTGGCTCCTGCACAGGCTCCACCGCCGCCGGCTCGGCCTCGACGATCCAGCAACGCCAGCCGTATAAGTTATCTAAGCCCGTATCCTTGTAGTCTCCGATTGCCTGCCGGATACGACCATAGAGGTCCATGTACATCTCGCCCTTTTCCGGCAGCCGGCACGCGCGTGTCGTCAGCCCCGGCGGCAGGTCGGGCTTCGGCGGGATGCGAAGGTAATCCCCATCAGTAATCCACTTCTCACGAAGCCATCCTGACTGTCCAATATAACTGCGCTTAAAACGATGTTGCCCGTCATCGCCGATATGATCGTCATTGACCGGCCCGTACCACCGCTCCGGGAATCTCGCCCGTACAAACCACTGCCCGGTTCTGTTCTCACTCATCGCGTATGCCCCTTCTTCAATTTCGTCACTTCTTTTTGCGCCCGTCCAAGAGCGCTTTCACAAAAGCGGATTAAATCGCGTAACGCGGCGAGTTTCGTGTTCCGTGTAGCCGACACCAGGTTACATTCATTACGATACACTACTCCATGTCGCTCAATCTGTATCCAAACCTCGGCCCTACAGTCATCTCTATATGTAAGTTTTATACTCATCGTCTTGCTCCTTCTTTTCCACCACTCTCTTCATTCTTTGCCCGCGCATTCACCCATTCAAACATCCCGAAATCGTCTGGCTGTTTGTAGTATTCCAGGGCTTGCCCACAACCCGGACACGCCGCTGGCACCGGGTCATCGCTGCCGGCCTGGTCAGGGCGTATGAGCATCACACCACACGCCGGGCATTTGATTCCGCACGCCGGGATGCCAGGTTTGAACATCGTTGAGAAATCGTTTACGGTCATCGTCCTTGCTCCTCCTCCGGCTCGTCCTCGACGATCCACCGCCGCCAGCCGTAGTCGTCACCGCCCGCGTCTTGCCAATCTTGAGACGCATCACATATTATCCCGCTCCACTCAAACCTCTCACCCTTCTTCGGCAACCGGCACTCGCGCGTACGCAGCCCCGTCGGCAGGTCCGGGCGCGGCGGGATGCGGAGATAGAGGCCAGCGACAATGCACGATTCAGAAATGCCGTGGTAGACCTCGTCCATCATCCATGTGTCTCCAGCAGCATAAGTGATTGGCCCGTACCATCTGGTCGAATCCGTCGCGGCCACAAGCCACTGCCCGATTCTGTCCTTCTGCTCTTGCTCAGTTTTAGTACTCATTCAAACCACCGTTCCGCTTCGAGTTCATTCAGGCCTCGTAAGCCTTCTAACTCATGTTTTATCGTGTAACTACCAGTTAGTGCAAACGCTGCTAAGCGTTCCCAGTGATCGGCACGCAGGTGCGGTAAGTTAATTTGATTTATAAAGTGCCATGCTAACCATCGACTAGGCGTTAGATCATCTATATCTTCATCCCAACCTAGATGCTCAGCCCAGGCCTTATTTGGAAACATTATTGGTGCCACCCCGTGGCTAAGAGTAAACGGGCCAAATTTTGTGCCAATAAATCCACCTTACGCTCGGATATATTCCAATCCACGGCATGGATGCCTTCATGCAAGAGTGCCCTTAAAAGGCGCTTGCCTCGCAGCCCGCGTAAAATCTGGATGGTTCGGTTAGGAGTTCCAGGCGACTCACAATCACTATCCGCGTCCATTAACAGCAGATCCCGTTGACGAGCGCGCTTGATTATGCAGACATGTCGCCGGATGATAACCTTAGTCATACCGCACCTCTTTAACGCGCAATTCTATCCTGTTGCCCGGGGATTTAATCCGCCAAATTAAAAAGGGCCCTTGCACCATCTCAGTAGCATACCCTAATGCTACGAGTCTGCGGCACACCCCGACCGTTGTGCGCAATGAATAACATCGAACTCGTTGCCCCAACCGTGGCGCGTGTGCCTGTATATAAGGCTCCCCGCCTAATTGTAAGACAAACAGAACCCTTAATTCGGACTCTTTCACTCTTCACCGCCATTCATGCTTAGGTCGGAACGATTGCCCATTAACAACTCACGGATGGAGGACATATCCTTAAGACTCTCGGATAAATCCCGCTTATTCTGTAACTTCTCCGTGATATGTTCATCAATGGAACCCTCACAGGCAATGTCGATAATGAGCAGGTTGTGCATCTGGCCAATTCGGTGGCCACGATCCTCACTCTGGATGCGCTTTTCCAATGAATAGTCATTGGAATAATAAATCATTGTCCGCATCGGGTGTTCCTTGTTCCCGATGAGCGTGAGGCCCATTCCCCCGGTACCAGGCTCGGCCAATAATACTGTTACAGGACCTTCATTAAAGTCATGCTCCAATGTATCTCGCTCACATTGCGGGGTTGCTCCAGTCAGCGTCATAAATGTAATGCCCGCCGCCTGCATAGCATCCGAAAGGTGTTCGATGTCGCGCTTGAACCTCGCCCAGACAATTATCTTCTGGGTTAGGTCAAAATCCTCCTTGAGGAACCGCAGGATTTCCTTCAGTTTATTGTCGCCATCCGGAATATCCATATAGGCCCCATCACTATCGGGCCCGGTGTTTCGGATGAAACCCTGCGTGATTTGAGCCAACCGCATAAGTTTAGCTAACGTGGATCGCGCCTCGACCACACCGTTTGCGCCCGATTCCATCTCCAATTCAGCCATGAACAGGGTGACCATCTGATCGTAGACTTCACGCTGTTGGTGACCCATAGGCACGGTAATGGTTTGGAATAACTTATCAGGCAGGTCGAGGCATTGTTCCTTTTTTACGATAAAAGCATGACGCGCAACGCGCCGCTTTAATTCATCTATGTTTTGCAATACTGCGCCGCGAAATTGTCCATTCTTCACCTCACCCTCCCAAGCTCGTACCGCATTAAGATTGGAATAGTGATTCTTAAAACTATGATTGGTGGAATAGCCCAGGGATCCTGGCGAGAGGAACTCGAATTGGCCCCAAAAATCCAGGACCGAGCCGACCACGGGAGAGCCACTTAGAATAAACCGTCGATCGGCACTCGGCCCAATCTCAATGGCCGCCTTTGTACGCTTGGCTGCCGGATTCTTTAGGCGCGATGATTCATCACAGATGATTGCGTTAAACTTCAGCGCGATCAAGGCGTCCTTCATCGCCACGATTCGATCATAGTTGGCAAAGAGAACTTTAAGTTGCGCCTTAGTCCGCACCCAGCGGATCAGCCGCTCCATGCCGTCATCGCCTGTTCGTAGTCGATCCGTATGTACATCGATGGATTCCGGAAGCCACTTTACCAATTCACGTTCCCAGGTGCCCAGGATTGTCTTAGGGCACACCACGAGAACCGTGACAGGTTTCTCCCGGGCCATCAGCGCCATCTCGTCGATGATAACCTTTGTCTTGCCCGTTCCCATCTCCATGTACAGGGCAAAGAACTCCTGCCCATGGATAGCATCAAGGCCTACCGCTTGATGACGGAACGATTCCTTGGCGACATTGTAGGTTCGGGTCTCGCCACCATCCTCAACGATGGTATGACAGACACCATCACCAGGAACGGTTTGGACAGCGCAATGCAAGGAGGGATCATCGAAGAGGTATTTCCAGCGCCGTTTTTCACGACTCTTGGCTAACTGGACGGTGAGTGTAGCGTACTCAAGGTAGGTCCGCGCGGATTCATCGTACTCAATAGAATCCGATGGAATCTGCCGGAGGGCATCGACGTTGGGCTCGGTGAGAGGAAACGTCCAGAATCCTTGCGCATGCCATTTAGATTCGGGAAGATTGCGGAGGCGGGACCCATGCCAATAGGCTTGGGTGTCATCAGCGTCTACGTCCGCTCGTAGCCGCTTGTCATCATAAACTGAAATGTGTATCACGCTGCTGTCTCCTGTTTATTATCATGGGAGAAATCTGAGTTTCTCACATATGCCTATTATACCATAAAACTCTGCCGATGTCAAGAAGAAAATGTAAATTATTTTTTCTAAGCGTAGGCCTAACACTTAATGTTAAGGATCGTCGCACGAGCGTGGCACGCTAGGATACGGGTCTCACACTCCCTAAAGGAGCGCCGAGTGCCGAGTTTTTCCCAAGGCTCGTTGTCTACCTGCCGTTTGATGTGATAACACGGGAACTTAAGATCCACCAACTCGGCATCCAGTCGATAAGTAATGTTCTCGATCTTCACAATCTGCGCCTTGGAATCCAGGATCGTCCAGTTTAACATAGCTATCTCCTTATGATTAAATCACTCGGTCCGCGCCCTCACCTAAGGACTAAAGGCGCGGTACGAGGGATTCAAGCCTCCAATTGCGCCAGGGAGGCCCGAGCGGCCTCAATTCTGGCCTTCAACTTCGCGACCTTGACCGCTTTGCGTTCGGTGAGGCGCTCGAGGCGGACAACCTTTTCAGCCTCCTTCTCAAGGTGCCGCTGGGCTCGGGTGATGATTCGTATTAAATACGACCGAGCCTTGCCTAACTGGGCCTCCGCCCAGGGGTAGGCATCTCGAATCTCGTCCAATGCCGAGGACAGGCGATCCGACAAACCAGCTTGTATCACATCCAATGCCTTCTTTCTCTTCGTTGCCATACTATATTCTCCTGCTGTAAGAGTGCCCCACACCACCTTGGTGCAGGGGTGCCGCATTCGCGGCAGTTAATCGTGTATCCAATTTGTCGGCGGCTATGTTGGCGATAAGTGCTAGGGCACGAAGCGTGGATACAGCATTGGTCCCGGTTATTGCACCATTAAGTTCGCCCCAAAGCGCCATGAGGTCCTCTAACGACAACAAACACAAGTATTCCCGTGTAAACATAAATATCTCCTATTTAATAGATGGCCCATGGATAATGCGCCTCGCATGAGGCGCACTGACCGCGGGTCAGTCTCCATCCGATGCAATTTCGTCGGTGAGTTCGTTGATCCGCTGCTGAAGTTCGGCGGGCGTAAGTTTAGTCAGTTCCTCTTCCTCCGCGTCGGCCGCGGTTAATTCCACCAATTCGGTCAAACCTTCCATCAGGTCTTCCTCCCGGGCCAATGCCTCGATAAAACTCTGTGCCTGGAGGGGCGTGAGGACAACACCCGCAGCGGTGAGGTCCGCGTGAAACTCCGTCAAGAGCATGTCATAGTCCGGCGTCATATTACTGTCTCCTACTGTTAGTAACGTAAGCCTGTACACCAGGCTTACTCATGCCTGTCCCGCCACCGTATACCGCGCGAACGCCCCCTGCCGTAGGTGCGTTGCATCGACCTTCGTGGCCTTAAGGTCCTCCAGGATGAGGGGATCCAGTGCTAACGCAAGCGCTAGCACCATCACATCCTCGTCTGTCAGCGCGATGCCTTGCGCCTGAAACCGTTCAATCACCTGTCTAACCGACATATTACTGTCTCCTATAAGGGTGAGGGACCTGCCTCGTCAGCCGCGGTGGGTTAGTTCCGCGGGACCCGCCTTGCGGCGGGTTTCGGCTTATTCTTCTGTGGTCACCCATAAGACGTTTAGGTGAAGCAGCGGCTGCGGGCCATTGTCTACATAACGAAGAACAATTGTAATCGTCACGGCGTTTCCACGGTCGGCGTGCACCGCTGACTCAACTGTGAGCCAGAAGCCTTTTTCGCTCAGCATACGAATGTAGTTCCACACGGATTCGAATTGCGATATCGTCGTTGCGTAGAACACACCTTTAGATTTTTTGCATGCCATCGTTCTGTCTCCTGTCTCTCGTTGCCTTGACCTGCCATCATCAGGGCTGGGTGGTCAGTTCCAACCGACCCGCCGCAAGGCGGGTTTCGGCTTATGCGTTCTTCCGTTCCTCATTGGCGATTTGCCGCTGAAGGCGTCGGATATTGGCCTGCAGTTTTCTGATATGCACCTCCCGCTCCAGTTGTGGCTGTAGGGTAAGGCAGGAAGCCGTGAGGGAAGCAATATACTTTTCCCGCTCCGGGATCACGGTTCGAAGGCGAGGGATCAGAGTCTGAAGGCGGGCGAATTGTGCCTCGGCGATGACAAGTTGCTGGCGTGAAAGGCGCAACATGAGCCGTTCCTCATGGAGGCGAAACTCAAAATTGTGGGCACGATCCTTGAGGGTGGGGATATACCGTGCTTTTTCAATCCGCGCCTGGTGCGCCGCACGTTCACGAGCTCGCGCCTCTTCACGCTTTTGACGGGTACTATCCTGCATGGCTGTCTCCTGTGGGGTTAGGGCCTACGGGTCAGCGCCCCGCGGGGCGCTGTACCGAGGGTCCTTACACCTTTGCCTTCGCGGCAGCCACCTCCTGCTGGAGGAGCGCCAACATTTTCTGCAACTTCTCGATCTTGGCGACCTTGCGGAGGGTGGGATCACCCTTAGCCATCTCACGGGTGGCCTTGATCTCCCACAGCGCGGCGCGGTAGTGGCAGTATGCCACGCGGCCATCGCGCGTGCTCGGGAACATCCGCGACTTCAGTTTGCTATCCGTGATCGTGCCGTCCGGGGCCTTCCAGACCGGGACGGGCCGGAGGTCGGCCGGCTTGGCGAGGCGCTTGCCCTTCGGCGGCTGGGCGGCGCCTATTCGCGGCGGAACTTGCTTCTGTGCCATGGTACATTCTCCTGTCAGTGGGCGTAATGCCCGATTATCCACCGGGACACCGCTCACAAGAGCGGCGCCACGAGGGATGGTTATAACAGCGACGGGTGGGACTCGAACCCACCGTTAGCACCGATCGTCGCTCGTGGGATTACCGCTCCCCGGGCTCCGAATGGGAGCACCGATCCGCGATACGGCAAATGGTCTCCATATCATCGGATGCGCCGCCAAGGAAGTCGCAGAAGTATTCGATGGCGATTTCCAGGTCCTTGTTGCCGAGGATGGCGTTTGCACGACTGATCGCGTTCGCAAAGTTCTCCGCCGCGATGGCCAGTTCATGGTCGGCGATCCTCTCACGCTCACGTTGCGCCTTGAGTTTGGCGCTGTCGATTGAGGCCCAGCATCTGTCTACGCTATGCAGGCATCTGTCTACCGTCACACAATTCTCACACATGTTACTGTCTCCTGTAGTTGGTACCTGTTACGCGTGCCGTGGTGCCACGTGCCATTTCCGCGTGCCAGTGCCGTGCCACCCGCAGGTGCGGGTAGCGCGGCGCGGGCGCGCAAAAAATAAATAAAAGCGCTCTGCGCGCTCTGCGCGCTCTGCGCGCTCTGCGCGCTCTGCGCGCTCTGCGCGCTCTGCGCGCTCTGCGCGCTCTGCGCGCTCTGCGCGCTCTGCGCGCTCTGCGCGCTCTGCGCGCTCTGCGCGCTCTGCGCGCTCAGCAAGCGCAGCGCGCTTGCTCTGCGCGCTGCGCTTGCTCTGCTCTGCTTGCTCAAGCTGCTTGCTGCTTCTTCTGCGCTGCGCTTGCTGCTTGCTGCTTCTGCTGCGCTGCGATGAAAATATCGAGCGCTTGCTGCGCTTTCGCGCTCTGCGCTCTCGCGGTTGCTAGATGCTTGATTGCATTTAATTCTTTCTCGCTTGCGATCAGCAATCTTGCTTTCAATAATTCGATGCTCATGCTCATGCTATGCTTCTTTCTGCGCGCTATTGCGCGCTCTGATAATTCGCGCTTAGATGCGATAGCATCTTAAAGCGCGCTTGCTTCTATTCTCTGCGCTCTGCTTTCAGCGCTTGCTGCGCTTTGATATTGCGCGCTGCTCTGCGCTATAGCTGCTAAAATCATGCTGCGATATGCTCTTGCATATCAGAGATCGCTCTTCAAATTGCGCATCGAGATAAATGCGATGATAGCGCTCGCATTTCAGCGCTTCTCTCTTCATGCGCCTATGCTGCGCTGCGTAGATTCTATAAAGCGCTCGCATTTCAGCGCTTCTCTCTTCAAATTGCGCATCGAGATAAATGCGCTGATAGCGCTCGCATTTCAGCGCTTCTCTCTTCATGCGCTTATGCTGCGCTGCGCAGATTTCATGAAGCGCTCGCATTTCAGCGCTTCTCTCTTCATGCGCCTGCGCGTAAAGCGCTCTCGCGCATTGCTTGAGATTGCTCATTTTCTCGCAAGCGCGCGAAGCGCTGCATATGCAATTTGCTTTGCTCGCGCATCTATTGCGCGCGCAAAGCTCTCGCAATTTGCTTTTTTCTTTCATTGCTCTCTTCTTTCTGCGCTCTATTGAGCGCTCTAATGATCGCAGAGAATAGAAGCAAGCGCGCTTCTGCTCTGCGCTTGCTTGCTGCTCATTGATAGCGAATAAATCTAGCGCTGCTCTTGCTTGCTTCGCTCTGCGATCATCGCGCTTTAATGCGCGCTTCGCTCAAGCTGCTATTGCAAGAATCTTTCGCAATCGCATATAAATCTATTGAGAAAGAAGATTGCTTGCTTCTAGAGCGCTGCTTGCTTTCTGCTTTCTGCTTTGCGATTCGAGCTCGAGCGCATTGCTTTGCTTATTTCGCGATGCTCTGCTCTGATAAGCTTTGCGCTGCGCTATGCTGCTTGAATCTATGCGAGAATCTGCGCTTGATTCGAATAGCTCGCTTTGCTTTGATCATATCGCTATCAGATTTTAAAGAGCTTCTCTTTGCGCTTTAGCTTATTCGCGATCGCGCTGCGCTTGCTTCTATCAAGCGCTTTTATTCTTATCTTCTATAAGCATTATCGAGCAATCGCGCAGAAAAATCAATAGAAAAATAAAATATATTTTAAGCATATAAGCGCTTATAAATAAAGCATTTATATCATATTCACATATGCATATATAATGATTTAAGCAAGCAGCGCGCTGCGCGCTGCGCATATATCATTATATGCGAATATGCGAATATGTTAGACAATTGAGCATTGCTTATCTTATATGCTTATATTGATATATGCGAATATCTAATTATCTATTGCTATTTATAGCATCGCAGAGCTTGCTAGATAGCAAGCAAGCAAAAAAAGCAAGCGAGAAGAAGAAGAAGAAGAATGAAAGAATAATAGTAAATAGATATATAGATATGTGCATAGATAAATATGATATATTTTTCTTCTAAAATCTTCTCTGTGGCATGAGAATTGCATCAAAAAAATTTTTTCAAAAATCATGATTTTTCTCTTGACAAAGCGCGCGCGAAGCATTATAATATAGATGATTGTGTATTTCGCGCTTATATATGCTCATCAATATATGCATATATCAATATGATTGCGCGCAGCGCGATCATATTCGCGCATTGATATATGATTGCGCAGCGCGCAGCGCGATCATATTCGCGCATTGATATATGATTGCGCGCAGCGCGCAGCGCGATCATATTCGCGCATTGATATATGATTGCGCGCAATCATATTCGCGCATTGATATATGATTCGCGCGCAGCGCGCAGCGCGCGCTCATATTCGCGCATTGATATATGCGCATGCATCAATATGATTCGCGCGCTCATATTCGCGCATTGATATATGCGCATATATCAATATGATCTGCGCGAATCTATTTAATATAGAGCAGAGAAAGGTTATTATCGCGCAATGCAGATAGCGCGATCCCGTTTTCCCACGTAAAATTGGCGAGTTCAAAAAGTATAGGATCATGCAACAATCCCGTAAGCGCCATTCAACGCCCTATATCTCGCCACCCACCGGCCCGCATACATGTGCCCCAGGCGATGAGTCCGAGTTCCCATCCCAGGAGGATGGACGCGTTCGATGCAATGCGCGGTTACGGAATGAGGGCAGCATACGCTGTCGATCCTGGGCATTACTCGGATCAGACAAGTGTAAGAAGCACGGCGGTCAGCGGCGGACAATGATTATCCCATACGCAGGCCGGTACGGTGAGGTCCTGGGAAAGGGTACCTTGGCGGCGGCGTATCAGAAACACCGCCAGTCGGAAGACTATAAATCCCTGCGGGATGAGTTGGCAATGATGCGGGCGTTCACCGAGGCGTTTATGATGCAGTTGGACGGCCTCGACATCACGCAGTTAACGCCTACCATGTGCGGCGCGGTGATGCTGATGGTCCAGGAGGTGCGGGCGCTGGTCGAGACCATGGCTCGGGTGGACCAGAAAATATCCGTCACATTATCCATCACGGATGTGTATGGACTGGTGCAACAGATATTTGAGATCGTGCGCCAGTATGTGCACGAACCGACGGTGTTGCGGAAGATAGGCGAGGGCCTCCAGATGATGGAACTCTCGGCCAGTGAATTGCCTAACGCACGACGCCCGGTACTAATCCATGGCGAATCCGAATCCGAAACAATTGCTGATTCACCAATTAGCGATGCGCTTTCAGGCGATCGGCGAGAGGCTACGGCCGGAGTATGAAGTCCTGGAAGAAGGTCAGTCGCCTGAGGGATTCCCGTTCACGACAAAACTTTACGGGCCGGGCACGCCGGTTGAGACGGTATGACGGCGGTAATGACGGCGGCTGCGCCTGACATTGCATGGAACAATGATCCGCATCGGCCATTTAAACCTTATGGCGCGGCGGATCAGTTATTCCGCACGCAGGCGCGCGAGATATTGATCGTCGGGCCCGCGGGCACCGGTAAAACACGGGCGGTCCTGGAAAAACTATACCTGATGGCGATGCGCCACGCGCAATGTCGTATCCTGCTGGTGCGGGCTACCCGGGCATCCCTGAACGAATCGGTGTTGGTGACCCTGGAGAATAAGGTCTTGCCCGCGGGTTCAGGCCTCCTGAGTGGGGCGCACCGCCAGACGCGCACGACATACAAATTAGATAATGGATCGGAGATCGTTGTCCTGGGTTTGGATAATGTCAACCGAATAATGTCGGCTGAATATGATGCGGTCGGGGTTTTTGAGGCTACCGAGGTCCTCGAGGATGATTGGGAAAAATTAGATACGCGATGCCGCAACGGGCGGATGGGCTATCACCAGTTGATCGCGGACTGTAACCCCGGGAGTCCGATGCATTGGCTCCGACGGCGGGCGGACACGGGCCGAATGGTGGAATTATTCTCAAAGTTTGAGGATAATCCGACCATCACCCCAGAGTATCTGGCATCCCTCAGTCGATTGACCGGGCACCGACGGGCGCGCCTGTTTGAGGGCAAGTGGGCGGCGCCTGAGGGTCTGGTATATCCAGAATTGATGGATTGTGTAGTTGAGCCTTACACTGAAATTCCGGATGGACGGTTTATTGGCGGAGTGGACTTCGGTTGGAATGATCCATTTGTGGCATTAGGGATGGTATATGATTCGGATACGGATATAATTCATATTTACTACGAGCGATACATTAGTAAATGTCCGCTTACCGAACATATAAAGGCCCTCCAACGGTTTGATCGAACGACCTGGTATTGTGATCCATCCCGTCCAGATAGTATCCGGGATCTGCGGATCGCAGATATTTGGGTGAAGGCGGCAAACAACAACATCCTGTCGGGCGTGGATGCGGTAAGTGCTCGAATTACATCGGGTCGATTAAAGATTGGCGCGGACTGCACCGCATTGATCGCGGAATCCCAGGGTTACGCCTACCCGGAGAAACATCTGGCCGCGGGCGAGAAACCCGCACCCGGGAATGATCACGCGATGGATGCGCTGCGCTACGGAATCATGGCAATAGATCAGTTCAGGACACAGACCCGTTGGGATAGGGAAACTGCCGATGCCAACGCTGGAACATGATAGTTTAGACGATAAGGCGGCGGGTAAAGCGCTGGTCCACCCACGTGCGCATAAGATGATTGAGGAGCCTCCCCTGCGCAAGAGTCAGCAGGTAAGACTCCTACAACGGGAACTGGAAAAAGAACAACGCGGTTCTTTGCCGCACCTGCATGTGGAAAACCCTGAGATTTGGGATGGCGAAATCGAATAATGAGCCTAAGAACTCGGATAAAAGGTGCCTGGAATGGCTGGCGGGGTAAGATTGCGCCTAGCGTGGGCGGCGCCATGTCCTATGGTGGATTATTGGGCTCAACCTACCCTAATCCCACAAAACTTCAACTTATTCAGCAATACCGTGAATTGGTGTATGCCTGTGCCGGAATTAACGCGCAGGCGGTGAGTAGTGTGCCGTTACGGTTGTATGCTACGACCTCGGGCGGGGAGCCACGACCAAAGGGCCGCTGTCGTCCTATCACGGATGCGGAGTATGCAGCCTTAATGCGGCATGGTTCATTCACGGCAAAGTTGATTAAGGCTTTGGAGGTCCATGAGATTGAGAAACATCCACTCCTGGATACATTGGACCGAGGTAATCCCTTTTTACATGGGCGCATGCAGAGTGAGTTGACCCAACTATATCAAGAGATTGAGGGTAGTGCTTATTGGTATATTGAGCCGGGCCCGTTGAGGGTACCTAAGGATTTTTGGATACTACCTTCATTCGCGGTAACGACGGTTCGGGGATTGGATGGATTACCTAAAGCATACACCTATGGTATAGGGGTAACTAAGACACAGTATAAGTTGGAAGAAATCATCGCTTTCCGAATGCCTAATTTGCGGGATCCTTATGGGGATGGGTATTCACCCCTTTATGCGGTTTGGGAATCCTATAATCTCGCCATTGATAATGCGGCGTATACGCGGGCAGGGATTGAGGAGCGAGGTTGGCTGAATACATTGGTCACGCCAAAAGAGGCCATCGGTGCGGATGAAGCGGATCGGATGCGGGCAAAACTTAAGAAAATGATACACCTGGGCAAGCAGGGCGGGCCGATGGTGAGTGAGTCCGCATTTGATTTAAAACAATTGCAATCCATGATTGATGTGATTGCGGTTTATGGGGTAGCCAAGGAAACCATTGCTAATGTGTTTGGCGTCCCTATGGCCCTCGTGACTAAAGATACCAACCTGGCGAATATTGTTGCGGCGCGCCAACAGCATGCCTTATTAGCTGTGCTGCCTCGCTGTTCGCGGCATGAGGCGACATTAAATCAACGTTTAGTACCCCTTTACGATGAGCGCCTATTTTTGGCTTATGATAACCCGGTGCCTGAGGATGTTAAGGCGCAGACTGTAAGGCGAATGAATGATTTAAAGATGGGTGTGACAACCATCAATGAGGAACGTGCTAGGGATAGGCTAGAGCCTGTACCTTGGGGTAAGGAGCCTTGGATTCCTGTTAAGAATACTAGGCCTGGGCCGGGTAAACCCGCGCCAAGTCCTGTGCCGGGACAGGGGACTGATAAGCCAGCGGCGGAAAAGGTGTTTGATGTGTTAGCAGCCCTGTCTTGTCGGGATTTAACCGTGAGTGAGGCGACAATTCGATTGGTGGATTTGGGATATTATCCAGAACGGGCGCGCCAGTTGACGGTGCGGACAAAATTACCGGCACCACGATATTGTCACCATGAACGTGCCACGGATAAGGCCTCTAATACTTGGCACGTGGATCCCGTAAAATTAGGCGAGGGTCACCAACGAGAATTGCCCAAGAGTCCTGCACTTGAGTCCTTTTTGATTGAAACTTTTAACAAACAGCGTCGTGAAGTTCTTGGGGAGATTCGGGGTAAACAGTGCAAGGATTTTTGGTCGGGCGAGGTAAGTCTGGAGAAGTGGAATAAATATATGGCGCAGGGCGCTAGGCCCTTTGTGCAGGTTGAGTTAGCGGATGGATTGGCGGATGGTTTGGCTCGTCTTGGAGCCAGTGAAGCCGCTACTATTTGGAATGTAGCCAATCCAAGAGTTAAGGATGCAATTGAGTCCTTAACCATACAATTTTGTGAGACGACTAATGCCACTACGAGCATGGCACTGGGCGAGGCTCTCGCAAAATTGCGCGATGAAATTGCGGAGGGCTTGCTAAGTACTGAAAATACCATGCCGGAGATGGTGCGGCGAGTATCGGCCATCTTTGATCAGGCGGAGGAATTCCGGGCTGCTCGAATTGCCTCAACCGAAGCCAGCCGCGCCCTGCATTACGGGCAGCGTTTGGCGGCGGAGGGCTCGGGCGTTGTAAAGGGTTATAAATGGTTGGCCTCTGCCGATGCCTGTGAGGAGTGTTTGGCAATTATGGCCGAGCATCCTGATGGCATTGCGATGGATGGGGTATTTGAGGATAAAGGTAGCGGGCCTTATGATAAAGTTCAATGCCCGCCCGCGCATTGCTGGTGTATGTGCACGATGACTGAGATTTTGGGAGAAACGAATGAAGGCACTTAAGCAGTACGGTGATTGTGAAGGCCCGCTGGGATTTCCTATGCGATCCGAATCAGCCCGGGCCGTTGAAGCGGTCCTGGCTTCAGTGCCTGAGGATTGTAAGGCAGCAGGCCTATTGCACATGGTGAAGAGTGCTGCGCATATGGATTTTTCCGACGGGGAGCGTGCTGATGTAAGTTTTATCACGACCGAAGGTTTGGATCGTGATAATGAGGTGGTGCTGGCAAAAGGTATTGATTTTACGCACTATCGTAAAAACCCTACAGTAACTTTTGCACATAAATATGATGTGCTCCCTGTGGGGCGATCCATGTGGCTGAAACGTGAGGTGAAAAATGCGGTATCGGGTTGGTTGGCAAAGACGCAATATATCGAACGACCTGAAAATTGGTCCTCCGATACGCCCTGGTTTCCGGATGCGGTTTGGCATTATGTAAGAACAGGTAATTTGCCCGGAAAATCCATTGGGTTTATTGCCTTGGAGATGCGGCCCCCGACCGAAAAGGAACTTGAAGCTCGGCCCGAGTTGGCCAGCGCTCGGCGCCTCATATCCAAGAGTATGGCTCTTGAATACGCGGTGTGCGCATTGCCCTGCAATCCTGATGCGCTTGTTCAAGCTACGGCAAAGGCCCGTCAAAATGGCATTAAGATTCCGGATTTGTTACTGGAGGAATTGGGCATGATCGTGCCTGATGATATTCGGGCGGAGACCAAACCTTCGCCCCACACGGGTGAAACTCGGGCTGACTATATTCACCGGTGTGTACCTGTGGTTCTGGCTGAAAATACAGCCCGAACTCCGGCACAGGCCGTGGCAATATGTTCCTCCATGTGGGAGGATAAGCATGGTAAAACCGTCTCGCCGCAGGAGATCGGGGTACAAATTGCCCAGGCGATCGGTCAGATTGATGTGGCGGCGCTGGTGCGGGATGAATTGAACAAATATCGGGGCCGTGTGTAACGGTCCTTTATCAGGGCAACACGGTGGAAGGCGCCTTAAGGCGCTAAGCCAAGTGAGCCTAGCGATGTTTTAACCTTTAGGGAGTTAAACCATGAAGTGGTACGTGTTATTGAAGGCCTGGGGCAAGTACGCCGTAGGCGAAAAGATCGAATTGGTTGAAACTGATGCCAAAAGTCTTGTGGATGCTGGATACCTTAAACTGGCTGAGCCGGAGACTGAAGATTCCACGAAGAAGGCTATTGGCGCCGCCGTGGCGGAGTTCCAAAAGGGAATTCAAACGGTGGTGGGCGAGCAGATTGCCCTGGCCATTAAGGGCATGAAGGTGGATGGCAAGCAGATTTCGGTGGAGGTCGGTAAGAATTTGGCCGACGACGATCCGATGGCCCTGCAGAATAGTTTAGGCACCTTTGCCAAGGCTGTTCAAAGTTTCAACACCGGGCACGGGATGTCCAAGGAACTCGAGGCTTACGTTCAGAAGGCCCCTTCGGGCATGAACGAAGCCGTTGGGGAAGAGGGTGGAATCCTGATTCCCGATCAGATTAGTGCGGGCATCTGGCAGCGCGCAGTGGCTGCCAATGATCTACTCGGGCGCATTCAGTTGATCCCTATTACGGGCAATTCCTACACCGTTGTGCAGGAAGCTGGGGATACAATGGCAGCCGGCACCAGAAATGCGGGTGTTCGGGGTTACTGGGTTGAAGAGGCTGGACAAATCACTAAGTCCCAGCCAAAGTTTAGGCGCCAGGCCTTGCGACTCAAGAAACTTGGCGTGTTGGTCTACGTGACCGACGAGCAACTTGAGGACAGCCCGCAGAGCCTCGAGGCCTTTATCACGGATAAGGCCGGGCGCGAGATTGCTTTTATGACAGGTGACGCTCTCATGAATGGGGATGGCATTGGAAAACCCCTGGGCGTATTGAACAGCGCCTGTCTTATTTCCGTGACTAAGGAAACGGATCAGGACGCGACCTCGATCTACGCCGAGAACATTATCAACATGTTTTCGCGACTCCATGCCCCGAGCTTGGCAAACGCTGCCTTCTTCATCAATCAGGATACCCTGCCGATGTTGATGAGCCTCACCCTTGCGGCAGGCGCAGGTGGCGTGCCACTTATGTGGCCTGCGGGTGGATTCAACCAAGCCCCCGCTAACACTATCCTAGGCAAGTCAGTTATTCCGACGGAATGGAATCCCACCCTAGGCAGTGCGGGCGACATTCTCCTGGCGGATTGGTCCCAGTATATGGGCATCAGTAAGGGTGGCGTGAAGTCTGCTGTGTCGATCCACCTGCGGTTCGACTACGACGAGACCGCCTTCCGCTTCACCTACCGCATGGATGGTCGGCCGGTCTGGCCGGCCGCTCTTACGCCGTACAAGTCCACTGTGACCCAGGCGCCGTTCGTTCAGATCGCTGTCCGCGCCTAAGCTGCGGGCATAACCACTAACCCATAAAGAGGTAACGTTTCATGGATATGAACATGCTTTTGAATGAAAAGTACGGGATCGTAGGCGCCATTTATCCGACCGCGGCATTAACCGCGGCGAACTCGGGCTATATCGACATGTCGAAGTTTGATGAACTTCTCGCCCTCCTAATCAATGGGGACATGTCGGCGCATACCATCGACTTTGCGGCGTATGCCTCACCGGGCGAGGCGGGGACGAATGAAGCGGTGGTCAAGGAGATCACGCAGTTGACCAACTCTGCCTCAGCCAACGATAGCACAATCGTTGGCATTAGTCTCCGGAATGAGGATCTCCTGGCCAAATCGGGGACATACGCGATGCGCTATGTGCGATTCCGGGTTACGGCGACTAGCCAGACGGGCTATTCGGCGGTCATCGTGCTGGGTAAGCCTAAGGCGGGGCTTGGCGCCGCGAGTAATCTTGCGGCGGTAGGCGAGATTGAGGATGATTTATCCTAGTAACTGTTCTTCTGGGTTAGGCGCCTTAGCGGTGTAGTTAAGGCGCCTAACCTACCCTTTTAATAAGGAAAAGCGTATCATGAGTAGAAGTGCAAGGACTGAATTGTTTGCGAAGTGGCTTCAAGGCTCCTTGGTTATGGCGGACATGGGGCTTAGTGCGGGGGGCCGTTGGTGGGTTGATGGTAATAATGCGAAAGCTGGCGCCACCGCGGGATACGGCCGTAGCCCGGATAAGCCGTTCTCCACGATTGCGGCAGCGCTTGCCGCTGCTGTTACGCACGACCGTGTCTATGTCCTGCCCGACCACACGGAAGCGGCGCTCACTCTCGCAGCATCGTTTACATTCGGGGTGTCCGGCGTCGAGGTTATCGGCCTCGGGCGTGGAACGAACCGGCCCTCGTTCGTGTTTACAGCGGCTGCGGGCAGCGTGAACATGAACGCCACCAACTGCAAGTTGCAGAACGTGCGGTTGACCTCGTACTTCACCAATGGCATTACCGCTCCCATAAACATCGCGGCATCGGGCTGTGAGGTCGATTCCTGCTCCTTCGAGGAGACCCTCTCAACGCAGGAAATGCTAGCTGGTATCAAGATCGCGGCGGGTTGCTCCCAGGTGCGGATCACGCACAATACCTACAACGGAATCGCCGGTGGGAGACTTGTGTCCTTTATCTTAGCAGCGGGCGCCGCAGATGGATTGGTGATCGCTGACAACTATCTGAGTTGCGATGCGTCAGCCTCTGTGATTGACGCATTGACGGCGAAGTCCCTCGAGGTCCAGATTTTGCGGAATCTGGTCATAAACTTGGATACGAGTGCTGGTCTCGGCATCTCCGTGAAGAGCGATACCACGGGTTTCGCAGATGGTAACCGCGTCGTGAATCTCAAGAATACGGTCTACGGCCTCGTGGGTGCCGGCATGGCCTATGGCTTGAATTACTGCTCGAACGCCCTCGGCGCGAGTGGAGTCATCTGCCCTGCAGTTGACAACTTCCCAGCCTAGACCTTCTTCCGCTGCGCCTTGTAGTGATCGGGCGGTAACTCGCCCGGTCCCGCATAACTGGTAATTCAATTATGCGGGACCGTATGATCCATGAGGTTTATAAGTATGAACCGGGCCAGGGGCCCAGGGATGAGAAGTGAACGATGGTGCTAAAGGTGAGTGATTGCGGCAGAAAACACTTGGCGCTGGCGCTGTCGATCCTTGGGCTGATTGCTGCCCTGCTCGGCACGTTCTGGTGGAATCAGCAGGCAAGCGCGAGCCTACTTGAGGCGCGGGTCCGGGCGAATGAGCAATTCCGGGCCAGCACTGAGGTCAAGCTCGAACGGATAGCTGAAGATATACGCGAAATCAAAGAGGCGGTCAAGCCGCCCAAAACGGCTGCGAAACCGTAAGGAGACTGAACATGAATCTGGCGACGAACGATGACCGCTCAATCGTGATAGTGATACCGGGATCGGTCAGTATTCCCGGTGGCATCGGGCCGGGCGGCACAGGAACAGGAACAGGGAGATAGGAACATGAAGAAATTAATGATTCCCGCCCTCGTGGGGCTGATGCTTGCCGGATGCTCCGGCGTGATTATGTCCACGACGTACAGCAACCTCCTGGATAAGTGGGTTGCAATCAGTGAGGCCGACGCGACGCGGGCGCTGAATAAGACGTTCGACGCCAACGATATGACCTCGGCCCTCGTGGACCAGTACGCCGCGTTCAAGCAGTTTCAGGACGCGCGGGACGGTAAGGAGAGCGCTCTACCGAGCGACGTGGCGAAGGCCATCAATGACGCCAAGGCTCCACGGTGAGCTATCCTTGGCCTTCTTACAGGGAGTAAGTGCAAATGACACTACAAGAATTGAAAGATGCCCTGCCCCCGGAAATGGAGCCGTGGGTTGCTGAGTACGGCCCGGACATCGTGAAGCTCGCCGCCGCCACGATCAAGGATTACATCGAGCGGCTCATTATGGGCGACACTTCCGGCGTCTTTGCTGATCTGATCGCCGGGATGAGCAACGCGGACCTGGCGGCAACACGTCGGCGGACCTTGATCGCAGGCGTCCTGGCCAACAAGGCGAACGCGGAGAGCATCCAAATGGCGAAAGCAGCAGGCGTGGCCCTGGGGAAGATTCTACTGGTCCTCCTCATGTCCGCGATGGGCTTTTAACGCATGGTTGGCTTGGAAACTCTTACTGAGGATGATTCGCATGGACAAGCAGACAATACTCTGGATCGTTACCGCCGCACTCCGCCTGCTGGCCGGGGCCGTGGCGGGTAAGCTCGGATGGGATGCGGCAACGCAGGAAGCCAACGTGCAGACCGCTGCCGGGGCCGTGGTGGCGCTCGTGCTGGTCGGCATCAGCGTTTACACCAGCGTCAAGGGCCGCAAGACGCTGCTGGCGACCGAACCGCCGAAGAAGTGAAGCATGGCCAACGAGCCGGACAACCAGGCCGAGATTGACACCGGGCCGCTGACGCTGCCGCAGCTTCAGGGTTTGGCACGTGACCAGATCGAGGCCCTGCGTCATACGGTGCAGGAGATACTGAACCAAGAGCCGCAGGTCGATGGCGAGAGCGCGCTGGACGTGCTGGACGTGCTGGCGGCGACGATAGGGAAGTAGACCAATGATTCAGCGCCCGAACAAACTCTGGCTGCCGCGAACCGGGCAGGTGACGAGCTACGCCGACGGCGATGATGGATACTTCCAGGCCGGCAACCCGCGCACCACGCGGTTCATCGACAACCTCAACGGCACTATCAGCGACCGGGCGACGGGCCTGATGTGGGTCAAGCAGCCGGAGCTTATCATCCCCGGCGCGACGGGCGTGCAGACGGCAAACCAGATACAGGCCGTTAAGGGCGCCTGGGCGGATTCCGTTGCTTACTTGGCGGCCGATCTGGTGGCCCATAACAGCAAGTGGTGGGTTTGTGTTCTGGCGCATACCGGTCCGGGCGACGCCTCGACTGACCCGGATACCGACTCGACGCACTGGAGGGAGACTGTTTGGGCGAACATCACCACCGATGCGGTGGAATCGTGGGCGAAGGGCGCAACCACCACGCTGACGATGACGGCCCATGCCTTCCGCGTCGGGCAACTGGTAACGATTTCGGGCGTGCTCTATAACACCAGCGTGGCCTCAGCGGTCAATGGCAACCGAGTCATTACCGCCATAGCAACCAACACGATCACCGTTGCCGTGAATACCGCGTCTGAAGGCACGCCCGTTGCATCTGCCGGAGCCGTCCTCGGTGCGAATCCGGTACAGTTGACGTGGGCGAATGCCGTCGCAAACTCACTGGCTATGACGTACGCGGGGTTCACCGACTGGCGGCTGCCAAACGCCTTCGAGTTGTTCTCGCTGTACGATTGCTCCAAGGCCGCCCGCCCACTGCTTAATTCCCTTTTCGTGGGCGTTGTCATAGGCGGTTATTATTGGTCATCGACAACTGATGGGATAACTACAGCAAATGCGCTTTATTGCCTACTAGGCGGCTGGGTGGCCCAGTGTGCCGGCAGGGCAAAGACGACCGCGACGGACTACGCCTACATTGTCCGGGGTGGGAGGTTGAACCTGAATGGCTAACATACAAGCGAAAATAACATTCCGCGCAATGCCTGATGGTGCTAGGGAGATTACTCATCCCAGTGGTGTGAAGGTCATTGAGACGCGAGCGCAACGTCAACTACAGCGGGCGGAGATGGTGCGGATGACGGATGACTTGATGAGGCAGATTGTGGACTTCGACATTCAGGAGGAAAAGATTATAGCTACTATCGTTATCGCTGACGAGGATAAATCTGAATGGCTAACGAAATCCAACTGATTCACGACGATGGGGCCGAGACGGTCTATGCCATCGTTCGCGACACGGCGGGCAACTGGTATCACGGCACGAACCCCGAGGCGTTCGACGATGCCAACTGGGGCGACTACGACATCGCCCTGGCCGAGGTCCACGCCGCCGCCAGCGGCAACGTCGCCGTGCAAGCCACCTTCCCGGCCGTCGCGGCGGGCTTTTACTGGCTCGATGTGTACGTCCAGGCCGGGGCGAATCCCGCGCAGACCGACTTCCGCGTAAGCTCATGCCTGATGTACTGGAACGCGACAACGCTCGTGCCGGCCGGCGGGGCGGCGGATGTGCGGCAGATATATGGCACGGACTTGGCGGCGGCGAAAGTGCCGGCGACCCTGGCGGCGGCGGATTGCACAGATGGGTATTTACCGGGCGAAGGCTATAGCGTCCTTGATTGGCATGTCGATCCGACGTTGGGCAGCGACATCAATGATGGTCATTCCTGGGCGAAAGCCAAACAGACTATCGCCGCAACAATTGCAGCGATGAGCAACTATGACTCTTTGCACATTCGCGGGCAGATCAATGAGGGGGTCGATTTGAACTTCGGGGGTCTTACCGGAATTCGCATCATCGGATACAGAGGGGACCTGTTTTGCGCTGGGGCGCAGACTATCACGCTGCCAAACGAATCCCACGTTTCAGGCCTGTACATTGGTGGGATTTCGGGCGCGATTATTGCGCTGGGAAACGGCAACACTTTTGTTCAGGATTGCGAAGTGTATGGGACATTTACGGGGAGTGCCTGGGTCTTGTTCACCAATTGTGTTTTAGCAGCCGTCACGAACAGCACACCGAATGTCGTGATAGGGCCAGGATGCCACGTGTCCGCCGTCGGTTCTGCAATTAGGTATTCCACAGACGTCGAAAGCCGCGCCAAGGAAGCCAGCGTTGGGGCAATCGCAACCATCCTGAGCGGCATAACCTCCCTGGCGCACTGGCTGCGTGGGCTGTACAACAAGCGGGCCATGAACTCTGAGGCACTGACGGAAATCCAAAACATCACAGGCACGTTCGACCCGACAACCGACAGCAACGAGGCCATCGCGGACAAGACATCGGGCCTGACCGCACAGCAGACCCGCGATGCCATGAAGCTCGCGCCGTCCAACGGCGCGCCGATAGCGGGTAGCATCGACGCGGAACTGGATATAATTTCTGGGGGTGGCGGAGCTATTACAGATACTATACTTGTAACAGATCCTTCTGATTTTCCCGTCGATAGTGCGGATGTTTGGATTACAAATGACGTTGATGGAACGGATGGTGGGGTAAAAATCGCTGGTAGTGCCTATACTGATGATAACGGGCGGGCAACTTTTTCCTTGGATAATGGGAATTACTGGGTGCACGTGCAAAAGTCCGGACTTGATTTTACCGCGACTTACCCTAAAAAGTTAACCGTAGCCGGAGGGATTTTCTCGTGGGCATAACTGTAAAAGCGGATGGATTAGTAACGCCAAGTGGTACGGAACTTATTACCTACGCTTTTGCGCTGGCTAGTGGTAAGTTTAATACATTAACCATGCCACAAGTTCTTGATTTAATTCATATGGCTAGTGCCCACGTAGAGAAGTATTGTCGACGACCTTTTGCGGCGGTGGAACGCACAGATATTTTGGATGGCGATGGTACAGTTAACCTATTTTTGCGCGCTTTTCCCATTTTACAGATTACCTCTGCGACTATTCGGGATGCGGCGGGTAATTCCGTGGTGTATGATCCAACAAAACTGATTTGTAATGATCGAACTGGCGAACTGCAACTAATACCTTATGCGTTAGGAGCGGGCGATTGGTCGGTATTCTTGAATGGTTTTCAGAATGTCACTGTAATCTATACGGCTGGTTTTGATCCAATTCCCGCTGAGGTGCAGGCAGGTGTATTACATCTGATGGTGTGGTTACGGGACAATTTGGATTTGAACCAAATGCTTCAAGCTAGGCGTTTGGGTGATTATGAGGAGCGCTATAAAACTGCAATGCAAATGGTTCAAGTGCCGTCCGTCGTGTGTCAATTATTAGAGCTGTATCGTTTGAGGGGGTTTTAATGAATATCGCGGGCACAATTGCGATCAGCGGGCATCAGATAACCTTAGAGGCACCTCAAAATCGGCCGGATGCCATTGGGGCTCGTGTAAATATGTGGTTGCCTATCGTAGAAAATCTTGCAGCCTGGGTTCAGGATGCTAGGGCTGAGGTGGTTGAGGCCTATGCGCGGCGCGAGATGAAGGTGACGCACTGTATCTATACACAATTAAATCCGGGTATTCAGGAGGGTTGGCGCCTGCGATTTGGCACTCGGGTATTCAGAATCCTAGGCGTTGTAAATATGGCCGGGTTAGGCGAATTGTATCGAATAGATGCTGTGGGTATTTAATATGGCTATGACACCATGGAAAGGACAGGAAGCATCCACCATCGTATTCGCCGATGTTGGAAACCGGGTCAATGCTGCTGGTCGGTGGTTTAGGGATCAATTGCGCGGAAGCGTGTCGATTCCAAATATATCGCTAAATGCGGCGGGTAAACCTATTAAGGGTACTCGTGGTAGTCAACCTAGCGCCCCGGGTGAGTATCCTCGAAAGGTTACAGGTTGGTTGCGCAAGAACATTCAGAGTGAGTATTCACGGGCAAACTTAACCTCGCGCGTAGGTACTAATGTTCCTTATGGTAAGTGGCTAGAAACAGGCACCTCGCGCATGGCTGCTAGGCCGTGGATGTCCTTAGGGCTACGAGATTTTACGGCAGGTATTCGTACCATCCTTCAAGGCAAGGGTGGGCCGAGTGCCGTGGAGGTAAGTCCGGATGATTCATTTGGAGGAACGCCCGCCGGACAGGTATTAAGTTTACAAGGCAAGGTTTTTAAGACGCGAGAGGCCCTTAAGGATATGGGAGTGCCTATTAAAGAATGAACGCTTTACTGAAGGCATTTAAGGATCGAATTACGCAGGATACTGTAACTGGTGCCCTAGCAGGCGGAGTCCATTGGGGAACAGCAACCGCCTTGAGGGAGATGCCTTTTATTATTTTAACGACATTGCCTTCTTTTGGTCAAGAAGAAAATACGGGCGATACCTTTACCGAGTATCAGCCCTTGCGCTGTGCTACGTATGCTTACAGTGCCGCCGAGGCTGCGAAAATTTGCGCAAGACTGGAAACCTTATTCCACGCTAGGACTTTACCTCTGGTAGTGGGTCGGATGTTACATTGTCATAAGGGCTCGGATAGTTTAATGCAGGATCCCGAACGTGATGACGCCGGCCAGGAAATCTGGCAAGCGATCATAGATTTTAACTTTCTAGTGCAGCATAACCCAGGAGATTGATCATGGCTACAGACCTCACGAATTTGGTGGTAGGCTTGGATGTGTCCTTGGCGGTGGTGTCGCAAAAAGCTCTTGACCTTTCTACGCCACAGGAGAGTTTGTCCTTTTCCAAGGCTTTCGCTCTTGTTTTTGGCACTGGTGCCCTCGCGGCGAATCAACAGTTCTCGGATCGGCGCACGCTAAATGCGAGTGCGAATGAGACATTGGACCTGGTGGGCGCTCTTACTAATGGTTTTGGCGGGACCATTTCTCTCGCGAAGGTTAAAGCCATCATCATTCGTAATACCTCCGATCTGCTGGCATCGCCAACTATCGCGACTATGAAGATCGAACCTGGGGCTACGCCTCCTGATAATTGCCCGACAATTCCACTACTTCCGGCGGGTGGCATCGCGGTGATTGCATGTGACTCTGCGGATGGCTTTTTGGGCACGCTTGCAGGCGGGAGCAAGGATGGTATCAAGATCACAAATCTGAGCGGTAGTTTGGGTTTGCAGTATGATGTGGTATTTATTGGCGAATCCGCCTGAACGTAGGATTGAAACTCTAACCCTTTTGAGAGGCTTAATTTATGGCACAACAATTTCTGAGTGGACAATTAGGCGTCGTTAAGGCAGGTTCCGCGACTCTTCATGTGAAGAGTTGGGAATTCACCGCGGACGCTAAGACCGAAGATACGACGAATACCGGCGATTATGTCGTGGTCCGAGGTCAGGTGTATGAATCCCATGTACTCACCACTATTGGTGGCAAGGGCAATTTTAAGGCGGACTTTGACGTCCTAAGTCCCTTTGCCCTAGTATCGCCTTCCATCAATATTGGTGCTTCGGTGGCCCTGAAACTGTATCTGGATGCTTCCAAATATGTGGATATTCCGAAGGCCAGCATCACGAGTGTCCCAATCGTTAGCGAGGTAAAGGGTAAGATTAGTTACCAGTGTGATTTCTTGGTCAATGGCATCTTTACGATGCCTGTTTAATTCAGCTTAAGGAGAACATCATGGATCCAATTCTAGAAAAGTTAACTGCTGCGCCCAAAATCCTAGTCTTTAAGGGCGTAACTTATGAACTAGCCCCGCTTGGTTTGCGCGAACTTGCTCAGGCCAGGGCTTTTGTTAAGCGTTACATCCTGGAGCAAGCCCAGAAGGATGCAGCGCTGATGCTTAAGGTTGATGCTCCGGCGGAACATATAAGGATTCTTTGGGATGAGGCAACCAAGGCCTGTAAACACCCGCTAGAAACGGATTTTATGCAGGATCCTGAACCCGCGGTGGAGTTAGCCCGGCTCTCCCTCTGCCGGAAACATCCCAATATCACGCAGGAGTTAATCACGGAAATGTTAGAGGATCCCACCGTGCAAGCCGTGATTTTTCAGGCTGCGAAGACCCTAAACGAGGTTGAAGGTGCCTTAAAAAACGGATGAACCACGCGGAATCCCCTGAGGAGGATGAGGATACTGCGTGGATAAAACTTTTTAGAGCCCTTTCAGAGAATTATGGCTGGACGCCGGCGCAAATCAGTGACCTGACCCTGCCACAATTATGGTATTACCTTAGGCCTGAGAGTGAGTTTTCGGGTGGTGTTCCTATGGGTTCTGAGGGCCAGGCTAATTTATTTCATAAGATTCGTCGAGAACATGGTTTGGAAACTTAAACATGGGTTTTAAGATAACTGAAGTCTATGCGGATATTACTGCACGCGATACGCAGTATAAATCCGCCATGGCCACGGCGCAATCTACCGCTCGAACCCTCTCCACGGTGTTTGACCAACTTCGTGGTACATTACTGCGCCTAGCTGGGGCCTTAAGTGCCGGCTATCTATTGCGCAGTTTAATGGAGGTGGAGAAAGGTATCCAGCAGGTTAGAATTGGTTTGCAGTTAACAGGGCAGGAGGTCACTAATAATACAGCTAAACTAACTAATATGGCGCGCCGCCTATCTGAACTCACAGGTATAGATATGGCTGAATATCTGCACGCCATGCGCCAGGCGCTTAGTTACGGGGCACCCATGGAATCCATGGAGGCTATGATGAAAACAGCGCGCGGTTTAGCTGTTGTTTTAGATACAAGCCTAAGACAAGGCGTAATTGCAGTTACACAGGCACAGGTCGGATATTTTCTTATGCTCCAGCGACGACTGCCGGATTTAAGGCGCACTACGGATGCCCATGAAAAGTTTAACCTTGCAATGAAAGCGGCCGCAGCGGGCTGGGCAATGGCACAGGCGGATACGTTAACCAGAAACCTAGGCATACTGCGACAGTCTTTTATGAACCTATTGCGGGATGGGTTAAGCCCGCTGTTACCCTATCTCTCGCGCTTCATTCAATTTATCACAACAGGTTTGGGTATTCTTGAAGCCTGGGCAAAGGAACATAAAACGCTGGCGGTAAAATTATTGGGTGTAACAACGGGCTTGCTATTATTACTGCCCGTACTACCCGGTATTGCCGTGGCGGTTAAGGCTGTAGCTGCGGCATTTATGTTTCTTAATAGTTCCACGGCGTTGACCTTAGCCGCCCTCGCGGCGATTGCCTATGGCTTGGCTGGTTTATTAGGCGCCTTTACGCCGGTTAAGACTATCATAGATAAAACCACGGAAGCCATTAAGTCCGTTACAGCGACTAGTCCGTGGGATAGTTTTGGTTCTGCGGTGGCGCGTGCCTGTGCCATAGTGAGCGTAGCTCTGGAGCACCTTAGTGATTTACAGGAGGCCCTTCACCATAAGATTACCTACCTAGTCACTGCTATTCCAGCGGCCTTTACAATACCAGGTTCGAAGATCTGGTATGAGTATATGGGTGAACTTAATGCCTTGCAACAAGCCATTGATAAACTTGAACGGCCCATGGAGGCTAAAATTGAGTCTCGTTATAAGAGTCTCATGGATACCTTCACAGCCTTAAAGAATTTGGCTTTAAGCCCATTTGAAGCGCCGCCTTATATCGGTAAGACTACTAAAGGTGTGGGAAAACACGCGGAGCAATTTAAGGTTTTTGAGGGAGGTCAGATAGATTTCAGTTGGCTCTCGCCCGATGATCCCGCGAAAAATCTCTTGGATGCTACACGGGAGAACGGAAAGAAATTAGATACGCTCTTCGAGATTAGGGATGGGATTAACCGTTTAGGTATGGATGAAGGGGCCCTAGAATGAGCACAGTAACTTGGAATTTATTTAATGGTGCCGAGGCGGTCCGGCACATCCAGAGTGGCTATGCTATTACGCGAGTAGCTCTAGTCACTGGGTTAACGTCTGCCCAGGGGCGGCCCGACGTGAATATACTTAATGATGCTGTTGCGGCTGTGTCGACGTTCATTGGCCAGCGCGGTTCGCCCTGCTCCTACGTAACGGTGCCCACCTATTTGGAGCAGTTTATCCCGGAATTGGTTAACCAAACTACGGTGCGGGTGCGCGTCGTATATAAGGGATTGCCCGCAATCTCCGTCGATGTAGATAGCGCCTTGAGTCAAGTGGACACCAATCTGGATTATACGGGGACATCCGTTTATACGGAATATGCCTATCCTGCGGGTTACCTTTTAGATCCGGCAAAGGCTGGCAAGACGCACCGCCAGGGCGGTTTAATGCATCGGCCTACCTGGGAACCCGCCTTTACGGTTAAGTTTCCTATTACAGCTACGTTACGGGTATTTGGACCTATTACAATACCTGTTGTATCTAACATTACCACCGGACCGGGCTTAAACTATACGAACGATATTCACCATTACGTGGCCTGTCTAGCGGCGCTGGTAGGGAAGGTAAATGATGCGACGTATGAGTTTATGCGCATCAATGGGGCGGCCCGAACCTGGATGGTAACAAAGTTTCTAGCCACCAGCAGTGACGGAGATTTAACATTTAATGCCGCATTGACCCTCCAATACCGTGAGGCTACTTGGGATCCTTATGCTGTATTTATTAACCCTGATACGGGCCAGCCGCCGTCGGATTTAGTAAAGGGCACGGGCATTGTTCAGGTTAAAATACCTCAGGCTGTGGCTTTTCCACAATTACGGGTTGTCGTAGGGGATACGCCCGCCGCACAAGGTATAAACTAATGGCTATTGAGCAATTTAAGGGCGGTTCACGACGGGCGCGCGCAAAACTTAATACATTAGTGCGCCATGACGGCGAACTTGCAACACTGCAAGGGGATGAGGCCGGCATTGGTCTTAACAAAGGTGCCGGCGGTACCAGTATTCAATTAAATGTGCCTGCGATACAGCGCCGCATTCCGCGTTCAATACATCTTGTATTCCCTGTCCTGCTTACACAGGTGGGCGGTTCTCAAGGAACCGATATTGCAGCAGCCTCTTGGACCTACGATGTTAAGCATGGCATGGCACCTGGTACGCAGGCTGCTCTACTTACGGCGGTCAATCCTACGGCTTCGCCACACATGTGGCGGCGGCCAACCGTCGGTGTAATGATTAAGGCTACATTCGGCTACGCGCACTATGATCGGGATGGTGCTTTAGTGCTGGGCTGGATAAACGAAGTTGTGGATCAAGTGGCCTGTTACGGAACTGAATGATATGAGTCATTGGCGCTTTGGCAAGGCGGTGGTTCAGGGGGACGGCAAGCGCGGGGTAGACGCTGAAGGTAAGGGTCGCGTTTTTGATACGGATGGAAATTGTGTTAATTGCTGTGATTGTTGGCTGTGCGATCCAGGTACCACCCCTGAGACAATGGAATTGGTATTGAGTGGGTTCGAGTTTTGCTGCCACTACATAGTTTATGGAACGGCGGGTTTACATTCAGACCCGGATGGATTTCTTAGTGCGCCCATTACACTAACCCGTATTACAAATGAAGGACCGGGCAAAACCTGTTGGTGGCGAGCTACCTTTAATTTAACCCATACCTTAACTATCGCGAGTTATGATCCACCGAACGAATGCGCGGGCTCTTACATATCCTCATCCGAAAGGGCCTGCGAGATCATCCTCAAAAGGGACACTTTTTGGGAGTTGGTGATACGCGAGTTAAGCGGCTCCCATTTCTTTTATGATCTTCTCACGGGCGAGCCCGAGAATGATTGCTCCAGTGTTTTAGTCTTTACAAATGACTATGGACCGTGCTATGAAGATAATGAGCACACATTCCCTATAGGCGCTAATGGAACAGCAACGGTAACTCCAGTGTGATAACATGCGCGAATGGGCCTTCTCGCCACATTGCCATAGCCGGGCACACTGCAACGCCTGCCGAAATAATGTGACATGGCGGGCGCATATGGCGAAGGCCTACATAATGCCAGATAAGTGCCCGCACGACGGACCTATAACGTGGATTATACCGCCTGAGGCGTTAGTATTATGCAATAGGTGCATGAAACGGGGCTGTCCGAATGTATCCTGTGCCCATTGCGGTGGAAAACTTATGTTAAATATCCAGTGGCCCTGTCCGGAGGGCCATTGGCGGATGAAATCCAGGGCCCTCAAGTTCTCCTCCCTGGATATTTCGAGCGGCGCCTGACCACCGCCGCTCATTCTATGTAATGAACCAAATCGAGTAGCCAGGAATACCCCGTGGTTATTAGCGATAGAATATTCGGATTGGCCACAAAAATTCGTAGGTCCATGAGCCAGCCTCCCGTGATATCCTGACCCAATACATAGACCGGTACCCCGCGTGTTGCCCAGCGCAAGCAGATTAAGCGTTGTCTGCCCTGTAGTAATTCAACCCGCCATTTCGGGGCCACCTTAAACTCTATCCAAATTTGCTTACCGTCGGGCCGCGTCCATACAGTATCGGGTAAGCCACTCTGATAGAGTCCGCCATGTAGTTTCTCACCATCCCAATGATAAGGCAGTGGTTCAACTATCTTTCGAAAGGCTAGAATTAGCTTGCTCTCGGGTTGCGGCATTTATTTTCTCCTGAAGTTTAAGTTCGAACCAGGCCACGGCTTTACGGATGCGCGGTTCCAGATCTGGCGCGACGCCCTGAACGGTACCCGCAAGGGTCAAGAATCCGCCGCCTGCGGGATGAAGGCTGCCACTCACGCGAAGTCTTACGATTGGTCGCATAGGTGATTATCCCAAATATATTCTACAAGGGCGCGCCAATTAGCCTGCTTATATTGGTGCCCGCCTCTGTGTAAGAATACTAATTCAAGGCTGTATATTGGTCCCTCCGACCCAGTCAATAGATAAATACTACCGCCTATTAGTAACCAAGGCCCGCAAGTAGTATTAAGTAACGGTAGGTAGAGGCCTAGATACCTACTTAGATGGGGCAGTATAAAGGTTAACTTTTTCATATTTGTTCGCATAATTCCTTGCACTCGTTCGCCTCCTTATCGGGACGCCAACGTACAAAGCGCGGAAATCGCAGTTTATTATCCACGGTGATCTTGTCGAAAGCCACCTCCACCACCTCGCCCACGTGTTGCGGAATTTCACAGCGCGCTACATCATTCATGTTACCGCAGCGCCCCGCAGGCGTACCTGCCCCCGTAGCTAGAACCATTGCATTGGGTCGACGATCCCACTTGCCTGCGGTGCCCACGGTGAAACCCATCACCACGAGGTCCACAGTTTGAACAGGCTTCCACTTCCACCAGTTGGCGTACCAATACTGTTTAAAGACGATGCCTTCAGCAGCAGGCCAATAACGGTGATGAATGGCGGCTAATTGTTCGAGCGAAGGTTTTGGCTGTGCAACATAACAGTCAGGTAGAGGAAAATTGCTACCTACTCGTGCGCGCCCTTGTAAATATAATTTTGCAGATAGGTCCTCGCCCGCCCACATAGGGCAGGTAAAGGGCATAAACCGCAATTTATGCGGAAATTGCTTGATCGCCGTAATAACCTCCGCAGCCTCATGTTCAGGCCAAACGAGTTCACCCTCCACGATGGTGCCCTTAGGTAAAAGCCCTAGGTCTCCATTCAAGCGTTGTGCCAGGGCCTCGGATAGATATGTATATTCTCCGGTAGTAGTAGAAACAGTATGACCGTGGGCGCACACATCTTGTGGGCTATTCACGATGAGCCTGAAAAATTGGCCATCGAGTTTAGGCTCAAGATATAAAACTTCCGCATCCACCCTGGATGGATTATATATGCCTTCAGGTCGATAGATTGCAGGCATCGAGAAGACTCCTTACACGGTTGAGCCAAGCGCTGCCGGGCACCTTAGCGAAAATATGCGTCGTAACCCCATGCCATGGTGGCATTTCCGAAGCAACTACCTCAGGCACCTTGTGTCCTGTTTTGAATACATTAGGGTGCATGTACCAGAGAGCCTCTAGTTTTAAGGCCCAGTCATCAATATAATGAATGATCTCGCGCTCTGCCTTATCCGGAGGCGCAAGATTTAGATGCGCATAAATTGCATTATCCACCCGCAATTTAGCGGCAACTACTACTTTTTCAATCCCTAAGGCCACCGTTGTAGGTCGGCGTATATCACCCACGTAGGCTTCGTGTGCATCATGGAGGATTACTAAGAGTCGTAGTCGGGGCGATAGGTGCGTTAGATTTAGCAAACTCACGCAGGCGTTTAGGGATTCTGCGCTGTTATCACAGAGGTCTCCGATGGGATCCGCCTTTCGTGGGAGTGTATCATTTAATACCTTAACAGCATGATCTAACAGGGCTTCACAAAACAAACAATGATCCTCATCGGTCTCCCACCGAGTAGTACAACCGCCCCAACGAATGATGCCTGCAAGACAGTGCGCAATATCCTCGAGACAAATATCGGTTGGTTTTATATTATTGAGGTCGATCCATCGGCCGCTAGGCATGTGCATTATTTAAACCTCCATGTGACCCGAACCAAACCGAGAACCCGAGGAATACCTAATTGGTCCCAGAGTGCATCCGATAGATCAATGGCTGCATGATTACAGTGAGGATTACGTTCAGCCCGAGGCCGCCTATCCAGGCGCCAATAGGGATCCCGCGTATAATGAGGGCCTACATCCAATACAGGAGCTTCTACACGCCGTCCTTGATACTCCACCACGACAATTCGGCGAAGGGCGCTGCGCGAAGGCAAGGCTACAAAAACAGAGTCGGGTTTAATTATTAGGCCCGAGGCGGTGCGATGACCGATTAAACCTTCTCGCGAGGCTACGACCGTGTAGGAGGGTGGCGCTAGGAGGGCCGCTAAAAGAATATAACTCATACACCATGTCCTTTCTTCGAAGTACCTTTCTGTTTACGGGATTCGCGATCACTCCACGTCATAACCGGATTGCTTAAACTTTTAACCAGAGCTGTCTCAACTTCAGCATCGGTGGCGCCACGATTCAAGGACTCCATCTGGCTCCAGGTGGCGGCAGAAACCTTACAGTCCGCACGCATAGGGATACGAAATGGCGAGGTTTCAAATATAACATGACTGCGCCGACAGAACTCGCCCACCTGCGGACGCGCCACCGACCAGATCGAGGCATCATGTACCTCATTGATCATGTGACAATCCAGGTCGGGACAGGACTCTCGGACCACGGTACTACGGTCCTTCATATAATCACCCACGGTGCCCTGTACCACGTAGTTTACCCCGACATAGGATCGGGCAGCGTCAATTCGATACACCCGCCCGTAATAATTTTTAAGCCAACCGCGGGCTCGGCATAGGTTACCCACGCGTCGTTGGAATTGCCGGATCTCAGGCACTGTGCGATGGTACATATTATAGATCAGTTCTGCCGCGGCTGCCATTTCGTTTGAGGCGAACATTGCGGCGCCTCGTTGCATCGCAATACCACCCTCAAGCATCGAGTGCAATTTAACCGCTAGTCGATCATCGCCCTGCCGAAGGGACATGGCTAGGAGGGCGGACAGCGCGGCAATCAATTTTTTCTTGCCCATGCCATAAATAAGAGCGAAGTTCATGGTCTTTGCGAATTGTCTCGACACACCTAACTTGTTTGCTAGCCACTGATGGAAATCGGTATCAATGTTCTTCTTATACGCCGCCATTATTACAGGCGCGCTCGTATAATGACCAAATACACGGTATTCGGCCTGCGATAAGTCGTAGTAAACCAAGCAACGACCATCGGCCTCCTCAATCCAGGCTTCGGCTAGGTCATCGAAGTTTTGTGCATTAGGCCCGCTTGAGGAGAGTCGGCCCGTGCCCGTTCCCCATTGCCTAAAATCAGGATGTAGTCTGCCATCAGTACCTAGGGCGTTGAGCCACCCTTGACAATATGTACTGGTGATATGCGAAATCCGAGAGGCCTCACTAAGCATGCGGCCTAAATTAGGCGGGAGGCCCGGCGGCACGATGAGGGATTCTAAACTCATCATAGCCCAAGAAGGTTTTCCATCGTCGGTCCATGCGGTAGGCGTAATACCTAGGGTACCCTGCAGGAAGGCATCCAATTCGTCGGAGGAGGCAACATTTACCTCATAACCCGCAATCGCTTTTATCTCATTTAGTAGATATATTAAACGTTCCAAAAGGATTACATAATCCTTTTTTAAGCGCGCAACATTAAGGGGAATTCCGAAAATCTCACTGTCTAATAATAATTTGGAGACTCGTTGCTCGATGGCCCAGATTGTTATACTAGGCGCCGGTAGGTGTTTAAGTAGATGCAGACGCAATCGAGCCGTTAATCGCGCATCCTGTTCCGCATAATCACCCATGAGGCGAATTGGTACGCGGCCCCAATCCTTAGTATTCAAGGCTTTAATGTAGGTTTTTACACGAGCATCCTTATGCACATTTAAATAATCGGCGGCTAGGGCCTCCAAACTATACCCAGTACCTCCAAAACGACGATCCCGACTCCCATAAACAAGGCGCGCCAACACAATTACATCTTGAAAACCACCTAGGAATTTAATCCCGTCGAAATGCATGAAGCGCGCATCAAACTTGGCATTATGATTCGCGTAAGTTCGTGTAGGACAAGCAAATACGTCCCGAAGGTAGTGTTGAACAGCCTGTAAGGGCAAGTTTTGATCCGCAAATAACGGATTTTCCTCGCCGTGATGTCGTACAGGTAAATACCAAGTCCTGGAACCATCCTCGGTACTTAATCCGAAACCTGCAATTCGGTGCCCTTGAAACGGATTCAATGCAGGTACAGCATCATCCCAGGATGTAGTTTCAACATCACAAATGACCACAGCGTGGTCGTCGAAGCGAGGCAGATCATTGAGGTCCTGAACAATCATAGGGTATATTTACCGAACCTACCGCGGCAGGGGTAATCAAATGCGGGAAAGCGTGCCTTACAAATGAAGCCCACCCCACCACGCTGTTTCACAGGACACTTAGCACAAGGGCCCTTTTCGCCCTTAACCAAAATTATGCGACCACCAAGTCTGTCTTGTAATTCACCTAATTCAGTTTTCATGCAATTAACTCCTTCACTATAGTTATCCAACGATCCAGATTCCCTATATCAAAACGTGTAATCCACGCGGGATGCGGAATATGTCCTTGATATGGCACATCCAATACCCGTAGATGCGCCTCTGCCGCATTGCCCATGGCGATAATTCGGCGCGGTTTAAGATGGGCCACCATCGCCGCGGTCAATAAAGGTCCGCCCCGTTGGGTGTAAGCATTATGTAAATGCACCTGGGACGGTCGTAGTCCAGCGCCGTGCAAGATAGCGTATAAACTCTTACAGGCACCTTTATTCTGGGTAGAAAAGAAGGGCAAGGCATCCGATAAGCGCGCCCAGGGGTTAAGTTGTTCTCCTACAAATAGGACATCCGGGGTTAGACTACCGATACCAAAACCCGGATAGGCCTGCGCCCGTGCGAGGCGCGCCTCATAGGTTTGAATAATGGTTGGAATTTTTGGATTCACCAGGCGCGTGGCCGGTAAATAATCCCACCAGGAGGGATTTTGTAATTGATAATGACCATGAATAACCAATATCTCGGCCAGCGGAAGATCCTCAGGCCGCTCGGCATATCGCAACATGATTTTTGCTTCATCCGGTTCTAGTTGAACATAGACCGCCCCTGTTCGTTCAGCTAGAAGATTCATGGACCATAATTCTGGAAGATTGAGATTAGGAACTTGTCCCTCGGCTGTCCGATAAACCCATTCACTGGGCCACCAACGATCCACGACCGCACATCGATGTCGTGCAAGGGCTAATAATAGCCTCGACATATTAGGTCCACGATTCCGCGGGCGCAAAAAGGGTATGCCCAATCGTTTGGCTAATTTCTTGCCCAGAGTCGTCTTACCCGCTAAATCGCCGCCCTCAATATAAATAGCCATTAAAAAATCCTCAGGATTGCATGATTGGTAGGCTCATAGTACTCAATGTTTATTTGTTCCGCTTGGCAAAACTCTCGACAAGCCTCCGCCGCGCCACCTTCTCGGTTCGGGATATAATCATGGACCATAATTATACCGCCAGAGGATATGCGCGGTAGAAGGAAAAATAAAGTATCCAAGGTTGGTTGGTAATGATCCAAATCGACGTGTGCAAAACAGAATTGATACCCGGTTAATTCATGGAGAATAGCGGGTACAAAACCCACGTGTAGGTAGGTATTATTTAGACCTAGAGCTTCGATCATAGTCCGCAAGATATCCGGACCACCCACATCGTAATGGCCCTTATCCAGGCCAGGCCAATCCTGGGGTCCCGGCTCTGCCAAGCCCTGGAAAGAATCCACCCCGTGGCAACAGGTATTCCATATTAGGCACGCCTTAGCCATTGATAAAAGGGTCTCGCCTTGATAAACTCCGAATTCAATTACATCTCCGTGGATGCCTGCCTGAAACACCGAGTTTAAGAAAGGACTTAGATGAGTTAAGTACATGCCAAATAATTTCTTGTTCATAGTTGCACATCCTGCGCCTGTAACTGGCGGCCCTCATAGGTACGAGGTAATCGGATTGCTGTTGGGCGGGGCGATGAGATTTCCTCATTGGTGCCTGAATAAATAAGGTCAGTTGTAACCCAAGGGTACGTATCATGGAGCGCATCCGGCTGCCAGAGTGGTGTCCAGATGCCCTCATTCTTGGCACCATGAAACCAGCACTTGCCGGTGGCGCAGGGCTCCTCAAACATCTGTGCCATGGTTGGGTGGAAGGTTAGTATTTCCGCTTTCAGGCGCCTTGCAAAAAGTACCATTTCCCAGGTTTGACTCATCATACAACAGCGCTTTCGATAAAGCGCCAGGACGGCAGCCAGGGAAGCCTGCATGTAAATGTAAGTACTGATGCCCATGGGCAGCAGATAACGTGCGGATTGTACAGGAATACCGGTATCGAGTAACAATACATAAGCCATCTTAGCTTCCAGGCAACAAGTCTCAAAGGCTTCATACTGATCCAGATCATTGGCAATACATCCGGGCACAATGATGTCTGCATGTCGAAAGTCCGTATCACCTGTACACTGCTGCATGAAGGTAACCCCAATGCGTTGGCGCACCAATTGATGCGTGAAGATGCGAGATACACCTGTAATCTTAAATACATATTGTGGAATCTCCTGAAGCATCCACATGCCCCGACCCTCGATAGTGGCGCGCGTGCGGGGATCGAGCGATCCGGGCTTCGGTACAAAAGCCGCGTGCGTAGCCTGTACCATCTCGTTCATGGCTTGACTTGGGTAGAAAGAACTCATCAGTTTTACCTGAATCGAATCTTCCATATTCCTAAAAGTGGTGCGAGGCAACTCGCCCGGAAAAGACTGCATAGGATTGGTAAACACTTGATGTAGCTGATTGGATTCAACGCGAGGCATTGGTAATCTCCTTATTAGCACGATTTTCAACAATGTCGGATTTATGATGAAACATGCCAATGACTTCACATCTAGCGAATCCGTGGTGGACCACGAGACAAAGCCAGTACTTATAAACATCAATCAATTCTTCCAGCAGCGCCTCGCGCGATTTTTCTAATTTATTACGATGCAATTTCCAACTCTTGCAATCCAGTACCTCAGTTACCTCTCGGATGATGGCGAGGCACAGAGTGTTATGTACCTGGATAGGATCCTGCACCGCATAACGTGGACTATCAGCGCGCCAAAAAGCTTCCTGCCGCGCGAACATATCCTCAAATTGATCCTTCATATCAGCGCTCCTCGCCAAGCTTGTGCTATTCCTAGATTACCCCTGAAGTATTGCTCTATTTGGCCGTAGCCACTCAAAAATCCATCGCAGGATTCCGCCAGCATGAGATTGAGCCCGTGATGTTGGGTGGTAAAGGCGATGATCCGATAGGCTGCGGATAACCCTCGCGCATAGCCCATTTCCCAAATGGTACCCGGATCGAAATCGTCGATGCAGGCCAACATGAGAGCGCCATTTCGGATCGCTTGGAGATTACCCGCATAAATCTCGCGCGATAGTCGGCATTTTTCTTCAGGCGCGGCGTCGTGCCTAAATTGCGGCTGATCGCGGCTAGGCGAGAAACATTCGATCTTAAGATCCGCAAGAATCGCCTCGAGCCTTCGGATAACGAGACCCTGTCCTTGCGTAAAGAATGGGCCAGCAAGATAGACTTTCACTTTACGATCTCCTAAGATGCCGCTCGAACAGCGGCCGCTATTTCGCGCAGAGTATCCATCGCATTATTTAAGGTAATTTCACCGGGCTTACGCGACCAAGCCTCGAGGGCTTGTCTTATATCCTGTAGAGTCTTAACCGCAACGGACTCCTCTATCCCTATAAACACCGCGCCGCACTTAGAACATGTTGGATGGATCATAGTTCAACTCCACTCTGTGCTTTTTCTAGATTTTCCAGGGACTCGTTCGACAATTCTTTGTTAATATCCAGGCGCCGCAACAGCGCGATAAATGCGGGCGTTTTTATGTAATAGCCTTGTCCACGTTTGATGGCATTTTTGCGCGCCAATACTGAAATCACAGTCTGTGATTGATCCCGGTCCAGCTCGGTCCACGCCATGATGTCAAAGATCGTAAAACCCTGCACCTCTAAGAGTTGCCGCGCCACATCTGCTGCATAAGGCATGGCGCGCAGCGCCTCAATTACCACCTCTTCATCCTGGAGTACCTGATCGCCCTTAAGTAGCTTCGAGTATTCCAAATAGCCAAAAGACTTTTTAGAATACTGGGACTCCAGGAATGCTACGACCGCCGCGACATGGCAGGGCAATATGAGCACCTGATCGTAGTCTTCGGTTGAGAAGGTGCGCGCCGCTAAGGCGGCAGCTAGCCGTGCCAGCTTTAACCGCTGATCCGCAGGCTCTACTAATGGAATACTAGAAACAAACTTCTCGGACAGCGTCCCCGCTCCGACCAGAATAGCATCGACCGTGGCTTGCGAGAACTTAATTTGTTCAGCAGTCCTCGACCACGCCCACAGAATTAGGTCTCGGCATTCATCCGACTTGTAGATATGATTATGTTGCGGACGATCACGCTGCGCCATATTGAGGACACTCTTCGGTACCTCACCGCTGGCTACGGTAATCGCCAGATCAAAGCGCCGGATGTCCTCTAAGGATCCAATCAGTTCACGGATGGCCTCAATCCCGAAGTTGTACGCCATGATCTGACGATCACTTCGCGCGTTACTAATCCAGATAAGTCGCGTTCGTGCATTGGTCCGCGTCTTTTCGATCTTGCTAATCTCTGCGATACCGGAGGATCGCATATCGGTAAGTTTGGCGATGATCGAGGGATCCATCCCCTTAACTTCTTCTAGGACCACCAACCGCCGATCATTCAACGGAATAATGCCCCAGGTCACAAACCAGCGCTTATTCGTTTCCTGTAGGCCACCCAATAGGCCCGCCACGCTGGAACCCTTGGTATCAATCTTTTCGCCTACCTGATAATGATCCTGCAAGCGTTTGATGGCCTCGCTCTTGCCCTGCCCACTATCCCCAAGGACCAGGCCCTCAACCCAACCCTTTTCAATACGGCCTTGAAAGGGCATGTATAGGGGCGAGTGATACACCAAATCATAAAACAGGTGCATATCACGGCGCTGATAAATCTGTGTGACATTACTCTCCAGATCCGCATAAATGTCATCAAGTTTAACGGTTAAGCCTTCCGTGGTCCAGGTTTCGGGCTGAAATATCTTTAGCCGTTCCGGATCCTTTAACACGAAGGTACTGAGAGAATCCACGGCCGGCTTGGCATCTATGATAAGGAGTGTAGCATACTGGGATTTTGGTTCACTAACCACCCGCCCCGTCATGGTATATGCCGTGTTAGGTTCAATACCGTAGCCTACGAAGAAGGCGCGCCGCACCACGTGATCCGCAGCCTTCATGGTCATTTTTAATTGAGGGATGAGCCGCAATTCTTCAACATTTTGGGACTCTATCGCTGCTAATTTACAACTAAAACACTTGGCTGGAATATGGCCAATTTGTTTTAGCGCCATATTTACCTGCGTGCTAGGCACAGCAACCAATTCCAATAATCGTGGATCAGTTTCACGAATTGTAAATTGAGAATCTTTTTCGCCAGCCCGAGGGCAAAAGAGACACATATCCTTGTCCCGCGGACAGACGACCTCAATCACACGAGGCACGATGTATGGCGCGGTGTCCTTGGCTGAGACTACGACATTACATTCAATCAGCCTACCATTATGTTCTGCGCGAGAAGCCTCCCCTAGATGTAGTTTTAGGGGATCCTGAAAAGTTTCAGGCGTATCTTCGGCACCTGCCTGTTGAAAGGGTACGCTATTTTGTAAAAGTACGCTGAGGTCGGCGGGTGTCTTGCCGACTTTTAAGATATATTCATCAATTCCACCCGTAGGATATTCGTTAATATCCAGGGGCAAGGCGATGATATGCGCCGTGGCGCCCGCTCGAATTAAACCTTGTGCCGCTAAATGCGCCCCGGTAACGCCAGGCTTATCAATGTCATAGATAATATAAACTATCTTACCCGCGAATAGCGGGCCTAATTCGGGATCCCAGGTCTTGGACCCTCCCGTTAAACTTAAGGCCTCGTGTACACCCAATTGATGTAGAAGTAAGGCCTTGAACTCACCCTCCACCAAGAGTAATTTTTCGGATTCAAGGGCAGAGCATGGATAAATCCGACAACGACCGTGTCCACTAACATTGGTCATCTTTTGTTTGGAATTGGTTGGGGACCAACAACGAACATTTACAATTTCACCCGCACCATCATAAATTGGAATAGTAACCCGATTCTGTCGTAGGCCTAATCCATAAGCCTTGCAAGTAGCTTTAGTGATACCCTTACGCTGTAACAGAACATCCAACATGGATTTATTGCCAAGAAGAGCCTGATGCCATTGCTCAACTTGCGTGGGGTCCATCACCTCCTCGGTTTCATCCGATCGCAGACCCACCAATCGCAGGATTGCATTACGAGAAATATGCAAATGGCCTGCGAGTAGTTGAACCAAATCGCCGTGTGCGCCGCAGGATAAACAGTTAAATACCTGTTTATCAATGTTAATGCCACAGGATGGGTTAGTGTCCGTATGAAAGGGACAGAGCGCAAGAACCTCGCCATCCTTAGCGGTAGCTGTTAATTTTACGCCGTAACGCTCCAATAGTTCAGCGGCGTTAGAAAACTCAGCCATATTAAATCCTATCGCTTCTTAGGTTGAGCCTAGAGGAACTAAAAATAGAACGCATGAGCAGAGCCACGCAAAAAGAGCTTGCTTTCACCTGGGCGCAACCGGGCAAGCCTGGGAGGGTTTCTCGCAAAACAGCGATTTTAGCAAGCCCTGGGCTGCACCCGAATCTGTTAAACAATTGCACCTTCCTGCACCACTTGATCCGAATTAAAATATGCAAGGTGCAATTGTTTAACAAAGCCCTGCCGCGCGCCGCAACATCCGCATGTATCCGCGCATATATTCTCGTGCGTATTCCTTACGGTTTTTAACTGGTGGCATCTCAACACCTATAACCGCAGGCCTGCCGCGTTTTCGCTTAGGAATTCGGTATTCACATTTGGCGCAGGCACTTAACGGTTCCTGGCAAGTTATTCGATTTGCCAAAAAGCGGACACACTTATAGTAACGTGACTTAGTGGATGGAATCCATGCGCTACACTGGGCACAAGCCTTCCGACCTTTCAGAGAACATCCATTCTGTTGGCAAGGCATACTGTAATCCTTTCAAGTGGCCGGACGGGACTCGAACCCGCACATATTGGTTAGCGATACTCTCGCGCCCCAACCGCTCTTGGCCTATTGCGCTACCGGCCTAATAAAGCCTGATTCCACCGATTAAGCAGAACCAGGCTGTTCAACAGCCGCCACGGCTATATTTCGGTTTCACTTTCTACAGTGGACCCTTCTTCTTCATGGACCGGTGCCGCGGCGCTTACCACCGTGTCCTTTAACCGAGCATGTTCGAGTTTCAAGTTCTCAAACACCGCTTCGGGCGCCCAGCCGGCATTCGTGAAGTTAAACACGTAATACCGCTGCCCTACCTTGTTGCGCTCTTCGACTGCGTAGAAGTTGTAGACGCCCGCGAATAAGGGCTTGTTGCCGCGCATTCGTGCCAGCGTCAAGAGTTTACGTCCATGCTTGTAATTGGTCCGAGCACAACAGATACAAAACATCTGGGAGGCATCAAGCGGATTTTCCACATCCACGGGTTGAACAAGAAATACCATGTACTCGGTAATCGAAGGCACCTCACGGCCTTGCTCATTGATGCTGGTCTCGCCACCCTTGCAACGCTTCGCCAGGGCGCCCTCGGGGTCCTGGGAACGAGCAACCATTCCACCACCCTCGATGCGGGCACTCCATTCGATCCACTCGTGCCAAAACATCACGGGCACGATAGCGCGCTTCTGACTGATAGCGGCGATTAATTCCTCGGTTACCGAGTTATAAATCTCACCCGCTTCGGCGGCCTTATCCGCCACCCTAGGCGATAAGCCCTGCATTAGGATAGCCCGAGGAAACACCAGGTCGCCAGCCTGTTGGTGTTCGAAGCCCTGCGCACCTTCGGTGATGTAACTTGGTACCGCGAGCGGCGCATCCTGTGCCTTTGCCAACTCTGTCTGTTTCTTCTTTCCGTTTGCCATATCAATTCTCCTTACGAGTTAAGCCAGCTACGCGCTGGCAGTGAATATTGGACCTGCAGGGAATCGAACCCTGGTCCTGTGATACTTTGTATATACCCTAACGAGCATCCCAAGTTTGCGTCCTGGGTGACGTACTTCGGGGGCGAATCCACCATCCGGTTTCTTAAAGCCGGCAAAGCATCCGATCCGAGAACCTGCCACCCTTATCGGAGTCCAAGCAGCAGGTTAGCGGCTAGGCCGCCATACGAACAGGGTTCGCATTTAAGCGTTTAATGGATAGATTAACGAGGCCAACCATCATCCTCGGCTCGTGGAAAATATACGCCCTATCCAGTCGAAACCATTTCAGGCCCAAATACCGCGGCGGGCACTCGAAGCCCAGGCGTCCCGCACATTCCTACGCCCGCGGTACCACTCGTTGATTTGGTGAGCATAACCCCAGAATCCCGTTATCGCATCACCCTCGAGGTTGTGAACACGGAACTCTTATACAACCGGTTACCGCTGACGGCTCATGGCGGCCAGCGGGGTGTCCGGGATCGAGGCCTATATCCTCATTTCTCGTGCAATAGCGCCTGTACGATCACCTTAAGTGCCTGCAAAATCTCGAGGCGCATTCGACTATCCACGGCCCGCCGTTGCGCCAGAATCCTACTAGTCACCTCGCAAGCCGGAGGATTCAGCGGAAGTTTCTTCTCCCGCACTGCTTCCAACTTGGTAAACTCTTTACACCCACAATGGAAGCAGCGTACATATTCAAGTTCAAGTCCACTCCATATCGGGCCCGTTAATGGGCATGTTTCGCCTGGCGGGAAGCATACCGTGGTGTGCATTCCACAATTTTTACACGCGTACTTCATCAGATAACCAACCATCTTACTATCTCCTATCTAGGACGTCGTCGAATTCCAATACTTGCCTTAATAAATACCGTGCAACCCGGGGGTAAATCCTCGCCAGATTCCAAGCGTTCCCGACAAAGGCGTTCAATAGCTTTTAAAGGCACCTGCGTAATTTCCAGGGCCTTTACCTCAGGGTCGTTAATAAAATCCTCGTAATTTTCATCACCGGCCTGAGGTATGTGGGAGATGAAAGCATCCGCCTTAGCGGTTAATGTATGCGTTTCTGTTTGAAAAGTATTCAAGCCCTGCTCACTAATTGCCAGGCACATATCTTGTTCAAGATGTGGCTCCAATTTATTAATAAGTTTTTGGAGTTCACCTGCGCCCACCTTAATGTTGCGCAGCATAATAAGCAGGGCTGCCTTATCCCCGAGGTTGCACAGCCGGAATTTGGATTCAATTTCTGTGGTAGCTTCGACCACGGCTACCGCCGTATCCTTCAGGCTGTTCGCTGTACGGGTAAACTCCTTCATGTGCCAACCATCCTTTGGAAAGGATACGGGCACGCCGCGCATCAGGTCCTGTAAGGCTTCAACAATTTCATCCTCGGTAGCCATACTATCTCCCTATCAATCGGGATTGATATCCATTATCTCGGGCATGAAACATGAGTAACTTAACCTGACCATGTTTTTCCAGCAGGGCCTGGTAAACCACAATGTTCATAATTTGAGGACCGGCTAATAAAAGGAAATCCTCCGGAGCAGAATCTACGAGAATCTGCCGAGCGCGCTCCTGGAGGCGATTCGGATTAAACATATCCTGGGTACCCTCAAAAACAAATTGGAGCGTGCCGTATACCGCCGCCTCGGTATAGTCGTGGGATGCATCCTTTGGAATCCAAACAATACTCATTCTACACTCCTGTTAGTCGTTCGTTTGCTCGTGCCACATATTCCGCCGAAATATCAAAGCCCAGGATGCGCCGGCCCAATTTCTTAGCCGCCATCAACGTACTACCGCTGCCTGCGAAGGGATCCAACACCAAATCCCCTGGATCACTGCATACGCGGATAATCCGTTCCAGTAATGCCTCAGGCATCTGGCAGCCATGAAAACCAGCGCGCTCCTTGAATGTTCCACATACACGAGAAAAGGACCAGACATCATCGCAAGGTGCAAAGGCCAATTCCGCATCATTCGGCCGTAGGACCCAGGTATTATCGGGCAAGCGCCCCCGCGGATCAGCGCGTGAATCGCCCATTATTTGTCGAGCACTAGGCACGCGGATGTCCTCAGAATTAAAGGTAAACTCTGTACTATCCTTGGTCAAGTAGAACAGATGCGTGTGACTGCGCGAGAAATTCCGCGCACAATTCACACCAAAGGTATAATACCAGATAACCCAGGAACGGTGCCAAAAACTCCGAGAGGCAATAACCTTTAATTCCGCGGCATATTCATCTCCGCTAGCCACCCAGAGTGTGCCCGTTGGTTTAAGTACCTGGTGACAAGCCAAGAGCCATTCTTCGGACCAACCTAAATACTCTTCAGGAGTCATTCGGTCATCCATACTATCGTATTCATAACCGATATTAAAAGGCGGGTCTGCGAAAATCAAGTCCGCGCAAGAAGGTCCAAGGGCGTACATTCCGTCAATACAATCCTGATGGTGAATCATGCGTTATCTCCCTCAACTAGCGGCCCGCTCTGCGATCATGGCGTCGGCCCAGGCGTAAGCCTCTTGGACGGCAAGCCGTTTATAAGCACCAGGGACGGCCCGGCTCTCTAATGTTGAGTCGTCGGGCCATGCAGGCAGGGAACACCCGTTCTCACTAGCGAGCATTCCCGCCAGCACCCGCCCCGCAAAATCGTCGCGAAGTGTCTTGTTCCGCGCCAGCCCGCCCGTGACGCACTTGGGGTCAGCCAGTACTTGGCTCGGCTTCCACCCGAGGGCCGACAGTAGCCGATAAAGTTCCCTAATCGTAGTTTGCCCCATATTCCTTACCATCCGGAACTCATCTAACGGAGTCCCAACAACGTCACGCAGGACCTTCTTGCCCATACGCTGAAAGACGCCTCGAAGTCGGACCGAACACTCAGGGAAAGCCTTTTCAAGGGGCGTGTCCAAATCTATGTCAGCCATTTTCCACCGCCTTCCCGTCCACCATCAAAATACCTACTCGCATACCTCCGCCAACAGCCCGTTTGCCGTGCGGAGCACGGTCGAGTTCGTCCTTTGCCTTGGTCAACTGGTGGAGTTTACACGCCAGCCCGTCGACCTCGTGCGCCGTTGCCGTGAAACACCCGCCCGGGCAGGCCAGGCTCAGCATCTGCTCTCCGCACAACGGGCATTTGTCATCTGGATTAGTCATCGTCTTGCTCCTTCTCCACTTATTACCGCCCTGCTGGCTTTTACAATTTCAGAGAAAACCCCCTGAAAATCTGGATGGATGCATACCGTGAACGGAGCTATATTGCCTGGCAATGGTGCGGCAAGTCGCGCCAACTCTATTACCATCTTCACCACTGTCTTCGCTGCGACGAGTTGCCGCCGGTAAC